TAACTCGTTGCACCAACTGACTCGGCAGACTTACTCCAAGATGGCGCAACATATTTAGTTAGGAGAAAATAATGGCTAAATCAACTTTTTCAGGTCCAGTCAAATCTTTGGCAGGATTTATTTCAGCAGGGGTTAATAACTCTGTTTCTTTAACCGCAGATACAACTTTAACTGTAGATGCACACGCAGGAAAAATATTGTTATGTAATGATGCAGACGGTAAATTTACTTTGCCTTCAATTGTTACTACAACTCCAAGCGATCCAACAGATCCAAATCAGTTAAACAATATTGGAGCTTCTTTCTATTTTTATATAGAAACAGCAGCTACTGATCTTGATATTAAAACTGATGGTACTGACAAATTTAAAGGTGCTGCATTTATAGCTGTAGATGATGGCGCTGAGAAAGCTTTTGTTCCAGGAGCAACTAACGATGTTATGACTTTAAACGGTACAACTACAGGTGGTATAGCTGGTAGTGTTGTTCAAGTAACAGCTATTGATTCAGCAACATACTTAGTTCATAACTCATTATTAATCGGTTCTGGAACTTTAGTAACTCCATTTGCTGACGCTTAATAACAGGAGATAATTATGGCAGGTAGAATTGTAGGCTCAGATGTAAAGACAGCAACAACAACCTCAGCTGCTACTGGCGGTGCAGTATTGCAAAACGGTAGATCAAGGTTAAGAGGTTATATTATTGCTGGTGGAACTTCTGACGGTACTGTTACTTTTAGAGACGGTTCTGTTACAGGCTCTACCTTATTAATTGCTCCTTGCAACGCAAACGATACCGAAACTTTAAATATTCCAGATTCTGGTGTTTTGTTTCAAGACGGTATTCACGTTGTATTAAGCAATATAGATAGAGTAACTGTCTTTCATTCGTAAGTTATGGCTCAGGAAGTATCATCAATTTCAAGGGTTGGTACTTCTGAGCCTTTTGAACTACAAGTAGCAAGAGGACAAATTGGTTTTCACGAAAGCGTACACAAGTTTGGCTTTAATTCTGCTATAGATACCAATTTAGCAACCGTATGGGCTCAAGGTGGTTTATATTCATATTTAAGTTCAGCTTCAGTTCTTTATATATCTAGCTCTTCTACTGATGATACAGTAGCAGGTACTGGTGCAAGAACTGTAACCGTTAGTGGGCTAGACAATAATTTTGATGAAAAAGTAGAAACCGTAAGTTTAAATGGTCAAACAGGTGTTGAATTAAATGGCAGCACTTGGTTTAGAGTTAATAGAATTGTAGTAAATACTGCTGGTAGTGGCGGTGCTAACGCTGGTGTTTTATATGTAGGAACAGAAGCAACACCTTCAGGTGGAGTGCCTACCAACAAATACGCTACAGTAGGTATAGGCGATAATCAAACCTTAATGATGACCTATACTATACCTAGAGGATATACTGGCTATGTTACTCAAAAAGATGTATCAGCATCTTCTTCAGCAGGCAAGTTTGCAATTTTAAGTTTAGTAGCTAGACCCTATGGCGGTGTTTTTAATGTAAAAGACAGGGTTTTATCAAGTTCAGGTTATAGTACGATTGAATATCCTTACCCTTTAAAATTTACTGAAAAAACAGATATAGAAATTAGAGCAAAAGCAGACTCATCAGGAGGAACGGTTACCGTTTCTGCTGCTTTGGATTTAATATTAATTCAGAATAGACCTTATCCTGAGTAATGGCCGAAAGAAAAAAAGCAAAACCTATACGCAGAACAACCAAAGGCAAAGGCGCTAACTATAGACCTACCAAGTCCGGGGCTGGTATGACTAAAAAGGGTGTAGCCGCTTATCGTAAAGCTAATCCAGGTTCTAAACTTAAAACTGCTGTAACAGGAAGTGTTAAAAAAGGAAGCAAGGATGCTAACAGACGTAAGTCTTATTGCGCTAGATCACTTGGACAACTTAAAAGAAGTTCAGCTAAAACTAGGAACAATCCTAATTCAAGAATACGTCAAGCAAGACGAAGATGGAAATGTTAAATGGCTAAAGTAAAAAGCAAAGGAAAAATATGTGCAAAAGGAAAAGCTTGGGCTAAAAGAACTTTTGATGTGTATCCTAGTGCATATGCTAATTTAGCAGCATCTAAATATTGCAAAGATCCAAACTATGCAAAAAAATCTAAAGCAAAAAAAATGAAAGAAGGTGGGCTTGTTAATATAAAAGGACAAGGCATTGTATTAAAAGAAAGACTTAGATAATGGGACAATTACAAACATGGCTTGACGAAAAATGGGTAGACATATCTCGTAAAGTAAAAGGAAAGCATCCTAAGTGTGGCAGAAAGAAAGCTGGTAAAGGCGGCTATCCAAAATGTGTACCAAAAAAGAAAGCAGCTGAAATGTCTGCATCAGAAAAGAAAAGCGCAGTTCAAAGAAAGAGAGCTGCTAATAATACTGGACCAAAACCAACCAATGTTAAAACTATGAAAAACGGTGGAGAGGTGAGGAGAATTGCTAGAGGTTGTGGTAAAGTAATGAGCAACAGAAGAAAAAGAACTAAATATTCATAATGGCATTATCAGGAACAACAGACTTTGAACCAAACGTAGCTGAGTTCGTAGAGGAAGCATTTGAAAGATGCGGCCTAGAACTTAGAACTGGTTATGATTTAAAAACTGCAAGACGGTCTATTAACCTTATGCTTGCTGAATGGGCTAACCGTGGTCTTAATCAGTGGACAATAGAACAAGCAACACAAACAGTTACTGAAGGTCAAAACGATTACACATTAAATTCTAATGTTATTGATATATTAGATTGTTCAATCAGAAGAAACACTGACGGAACTGATTTAGATCTTCAAATGTCTAGAATTAGCAGAAGTGAGTATTTAAATATACCAACCAAGTCTACCAAGTCTAGACCTTCTCAATTTTTTCTAGACAAGCTAACAACTCCTGTTTTAAAAATATGGCCAGCTCCAGAAAATTCAACTGATGTTTTAGTTTTTAACAAGCTAGTAAGGATGGATGACGCTGATGCCGGGACTAATACCATGGATATGCCTTTTAGATTTTATCCCTGTTTTGCAGCTGGACTTGCATATTACATTGCAATCAAGAAAGCTCCTGACAGAGTTGGCATGTTAAAACAAATGTACGAAGAAGAGTTTGAAAGAGCTCTATCACAGGACGAAGATCGAGCTTCATTTAGAATAGCTCCATACAGACAAGGGTACTAATATGGCATACGCTACAGGCAAGTATGCGATAGCACAATGCGATAGATGTGCTTTTGAGTATCCGCTTAATCAATTAAAAAAAGAATGGAATGGTCTCAAGACTTGTCCAGAGTGCTGGGAACCTAAACATCCCCAGCTAGAGCCACTTCCTCATGTAATGGATCCAGAGGCTTTATATGAGCCTAGGCCTAATACAGACAAAGAAGTAGGCGAAGGATATGTGGTGGTCATCTATACAAATATTTACGAACAACACTACATGAGCTCAGATATCATAGGAACAAATTTTTTAGTTCCTGAAATGACAGGTGCTGTTGGAGAGGTTACAATTACAACATCATGACGTTAGCTGAATTAACAACATTAATACAAAATTATACTCAGAATACTGAAACAACTTTTACAAATACAATAAATGATTTTATTGAAACTTGCGAAGAAAGGTTGTTTGAGCTTGTTCAGTTTGATTTTTTTAGAAAAAATGTTACAGGAAATTTAACCACTGGAAATACATATCTTACAGCTCCATCAGATTTTCAATTAAGTTTTTCTTTAGCTGTTATTGATGGAAATGGAGACTATCACTATTTAGATAAAAAACATACAAGCTTTATGCGTGAGTATGCCCCGGATCCAACAGCTATATCAGAAAGAGGCAGACCTTTATATTATGCAGATTTTGATAAAGAGCTTTCTACAGGCTCTGATAATGGATCTACTCTTATTGTTGCTCCTGTTCCAGATCAAGACTACAACGTTGAGCTTCATTATCTTTACAAGCCATCTAGTTTAACATCTCAAACTTCTGGAACTTGGCTTTCACAAAATGCTTCCAACGCATTGCTTTATGGAAGTTTAATAGAAGCATATATATTTATGAAAGGCGATCCTGATATGATGGCTTTATATCAATCAAGATTTGCAGAAGAAATTGCAAGATTAAAAAACATGGCAGAAGCCAGAGGAAGAAAAGACGAATACAGATACGATTCGCTTAGAACAACGGTTACATAAAGGAGAGAGAAAATGAAACCAATCAAGAAGCTTGAAGGCAAGACTGTAGCTATTGTCGGAATGGGCAAAAGCTGGTTTGACTATAACTTAGCAAAATCACATGGATCACACTTTGATGAAGTTTGGGCTATCAACGCGGTG